CCGACAGCTCTATTAGAAGCGATCGGTAAGAGCTACTACGGAGACACCCTGAAAGGGGATCCCATCCATCTTGGTAACCTTCTGGGAGCCAAGCCTCCCGTGTCACATACGTTACACAGTCGTCTCCCGACGACACGTAGGTGAACACACCGTCCTCGCGTTGCTGAAGGAACCCACCACACACAAGGGGCATATGCATCACCCCTGTGTACTCCTTTCGGAGCTGGTTGGGAACTAATTCCTTATAGCGTCGCGGACACTGAGCTGATCGCAAACCCGAATAGGGCTGCGACCATTCAGGAACAAGACGGACCTTCACTAGCTGTGACCGAAGATACCGCGCCGAACGAGTGAGAGGGATCCTGTGCCGAGAGGCCCAGTCCATCAATTTGTTTAGCGCGATATACAATTCGGCAGGGTTACGGAGGTTTTCCACATAGAAAGGAGTTATATCCTCACCTAGGTAGTAATCACCACCGCAAGATTCCCTGAAGGGTCCTTTTGCGTAGCTTTTCTCGTGATTCACAACGAGACCAGCATCAGCAAGTGTCTTGCACAGGCCTTCGTACTCGTGCGTGGGGACAATGATATCGTCACCAAACACGGCAGTACACCCCCAATCGATAAAACGGCGGGGGCCACCAGAACAACGGCGGTTGGCATATACGAGGGAAAGCAGCGTCAACGTCATCACCGGGAAGGTGGTGCCGTTGCCCATTGTCGACATCATCTCAAGGCGCACTTCGCGTCCATCGATCGTCGCAACGGGACTCCTGATTTTTGTCAGGAGTGTGAACCAGCTTTCAGGCCAGAGTTGCTGAATGAGGCTTCGGGAAATAAAATCCGACGCACTCTTAAGGTCAATTGTCGCCAACAGTCCCAACACCGAACCCTTGCGGGCGAGGTATTTATTTCGGGGCTGCTGATGACGAATATCAAGACCAATCAGCCGCAACGCATCCTCGACGAACCGACCAGCAGCAAGCTGCATAGCCATGTTCCCCGAGGGTTCGGTCGCGATTGTTCTGACCACATCCTCATTCTTTGGAACGGTTGTAAGCTTCGAACCTGTTATCAGACGGATACCACTCTCACGCGCATCAAAAGCGTCGAGGTACGGGTTAGCCAATCTGATAAGCCTTACCAAAGGTTCTGCTTGTTCTGTGCACGTCATTGGCTGATCCATCTTCTCAACAGCTCCGCGACCAGAGACCCCGTTAGAGGCCTTCGGTCCGAACCGCCAATTTGAAAGGATTTTACCAAGAACTAACACCTCATCGGGCGTGGCATTGACATCGATACTCCTCGAGTATTTATTGAGGACGTGAAAGATGAAATCTCGAGCATGCTCGAGTACCAGGGGGTCGAGTTGTGGGGTAAGAAAACCCACATTTGCGTTCAGACGGATGAAATCGTCCTTCGCAACTCGGTCGAGATGAGATCGCATGTAACCAGCGCGTTTGCGCATCCGCTCTTTCAAGCGGCCCACAGCTGCACGGTTAGTTTCCGTATAGCAGGGACATGCATCAAGATCAAGAACTAAAGCATTAAAAAAGGAGTCTAATCTGCCCTCATGGAGGGTTCGCTGCTCCTTGGCCTTCGCTTTGTGCGACGGCCTCGGTCCGCTGTGCCTATCGGCACAAGTTTTCCTTACCATTGAGAAACCTCTTTATGGTGGTTTTTCGGGAGACCCTAACGCTTCGGCCCGACCAGAACGATAAGAATAATCGCAATGGTCAGTACCAAAGAGAGAAGGGACGGGTCCATGTCCTGCATCAGATGATGCCGGTAGTAATGGCATCTGCGATGCCACTAGCCTGCTGCCAGAGTGCACCAAAGTGCGCTGACAACAGGGCTTTCAACTCCTCCGGCTCGTAGGTATCAGTGCCAGCCGGTACATCGATGGTGGTAGTAATACGCGCCACCTGTGCAACCTGGTTGATACTGGGAACCGCACCCTTACGGGATACGAGCTTGTAGGAGTTGACCGGAATGGACTTCAAAATTCCCGTCACAGGGTTTGCTGCTGGAAGCGTTTTAAGCACCAGCGGCTTGAAGAATGTAAGCGTAAACGGTTTTGACACCGAGTGCGCATCCACGTTCGCCTGTGTACCACCGAGGGCCGTAACGGCGTATTGCTTGCCGTTAGGTCCCGGGGCTTGATCAACAGTTAGGGTGTAGGTCGGACTGGTAAAACCAGTTACAGCTGCGCCCGTCACCGGGGAGGTAGGATTAAAAGACATAGTAATGTCCAAGTTAGTCAATACGGTTAGAAAAAGCCTTGCCCCCTACTAGAACCGACGCCAGATTAAGGCATCGTTTCACTGCTTTCATGCCATCGACACCGGTGATTTCATCCGGAGTACGAAAACGTAAAGCGCGTGTGGGGATTGTGGCCAGTTTGGTTCTACTAAATCGTGTTACCTTGGACCGCTGTGGTCGAGATTTATGCAAGTTGAAAATCTGCATAAAGTCGGTTTGGGGCTTCAGGTCGTAAACGAAGTCCATCTCACATACGTATTTCCGATTAAGTGTCAAGAATCTGACAGAATCCTTGTTAGACTGAAAAACGTCTTCTAGGAGCGGACCAATGGTCCCAAAATAATCGAAAACCCAACTGAAAGGAGTTAATTCCCAAGCAGCCGGGACCATTGAGCCAAAATTAAGCCCAAAATGGTCTTCCATGGTGTAATCGTTTCCGGATTTTAAACCGGGCACGAAACCACAGGTGTAGCGGTAAGACAGACGGTGTGCGCGGACGCAAAGCATTCGCGAGTTGCAGTCAGATAGGAATGGCTCGTTTGACGAAGCCACAACTTGATCGACCCACACCTTAGTTGCTGATCCGTGTTCGCGATACATCGCTTCGTTTCGATCCGTCATAAACGAGTCGATAGATTTGATGATCGCATTAGCGTCTGAGATCGTTGGTGCAATGCCAAACGAAAACGTCAGCCAAGCATGCGAAGCATACTTGTACGCGGAAGAACCTTTCGTGCGTTTTATGTCAATCAGAGCCTTCAGGACGTCCACACCAGCATACGCGATGGCCTTTACGGTATCGCGCAGCTCGCGGATTTCCACGAGAGGGATCATGAGGTTGACTTGGTTACTGCGGCCGTCCATTCGCTTCTTCAAACGCCCTAACGCGATATCCTGCGTAGTGGCGTCGTTTTGGGTATCATCACAGAATTTAGTGGGATCCCATTGCACGCTTTCGCGTGCCGAAGAAGTGCGAAACACCTGTTGTCCTAGTACTTTTGCTGTACCAGAGCCCGAGGCGCTCCATAGAGGGTTTTGTTTGTACTCGACAATGCGTCTATCATAATTCGACGACGCGTCGAGCCCGCGAGCAACCTTCTCCTTCCAGTTTGGATTTTCAGCTCCTGTGATGAAATTACCTTTTGCCGTAAGCGGCTGGGTTGTAAAGCTCGAGTAGTTCTGTTCACCTACAAGACGTGAGTCAGTGTAGGTGGACCTACGAAAGCAGTACAACCTTTGCAAAACTTCGGCATGGGTGGTCATCTAAAGAGCTCCTTCTGGTTGAAAAGACATGCGTTACGCATGCATGCCTCAAAGCCGACCGATTCCACTAAG